CCGCGCTGTTGGGGTCTTGTATCCTTTGGCGGTCAAAGCTGCCGATAAGCTTTTGCTGCGCTTCACGCTCTTGCGCCTTGCGCCGCTGCTTGTCTTCTCGGCGGTTGCCTAAATACTGAGAGCCAAATTGCGCCCCCGCCTGAATCGCATACGGCGCTATAGTTGCTAATACTGTTCCTATTGACATTTTTTGTTACCCCTCTTGTTCTTGATATCTATAGCTATTCTTGTTCCATTCCTTGTTCTAATGGTGACAGATCACCCTCGCCTAATCGTCTTGGTTCTTTTGTAACTTCTCCATCCAGATTAACTATAACCGTTTTCCCGTTTTTAAAGTATATCCGGATTCCTCTTTCACCAAGGTCTACAGCTCGCTCAATAGGAGCGCCATATTTCTCAGCTAACGACTCACCTGTTGGCAAATAATCCCTATCACCTTGTAACCTGTCGCGCATCATGCCATACTGGTAATTGCCAGCGGCATCGCCCATAAGCGCCTCAGCCACTGACGAATATTGCGTATCTAAGCTTGGGTCAATAGCCGAAAGAGCTGCTGCGATCTTAGTCATGTCCATCTCTTCACCCGCTAAGGTTCTATCCTCGCCCAACTGACCCAACAGCTGCGCGGATTTCAAGCGGTTCTCTAAGGTGTCGTCGCCTGCAGCTTGTCCACCAAAACCGGCTTGATACCTGCCCGTAACCCCAGCCTCTGTTGCGGCTCTATTGACCGCTGCCGTATCCAGCTCAGATTGTAATGCTCTCGCCGCCTGCGTTTCCTCGGGGCGAAGGTTTCCAGCTGTGCGGAACTTGCCGGTGACATCCGACTCGGCAATACGTCGAGTTAGTTCATCACTCGCTAAATCGCTACGAGATGCCTTACCACGTAAGGTAGTCGCACCATCAAGCTCCCCAGTCTCTTGTGCCTCGGCCAACCTTCGATCTAGCTGACCGGTTAGCTTGTCTTCTATTGCTCGCTGCCCTTCGAGCGTCTGAATCGGTGCCGTATTAGCCCCCGTCTTGACTTGCCCAAACAGGTCGCTCTCTGTTATCTGCTGCCGTCGGATGTCTTCTGCTCCGCGTATGCCAATATCTTGCTCACCGGCCCGTAGGTCTTGTTCTGCTGCTCGACCGCCTAATGTCGCCGCCGGTTCCAGCATTGGGTTAGCTACCCCGTAACGAGTTTTACCAAAGAGCCTTGACTCCAGCTCACCCCCTGCTCGTTCCTCACTGCCACGTATTTGTTCGGCTCTTGCTCGCTGTAGGTCTTCGTCTGCTTCAAACTGCCTGAAACCTAATGTCTGCCTTGGGTTTTCAAGGGGACCGCGACCGAGGTTTGTCTCCCCAAAAAGTCGCGCCTCTAATTCGGCATCGGCGCGTTCTTCTCGACTGCCAAGCGCTCTGCGCTCCGCTGCACGTAATGCCTGCGCCTCGTTAAACTCTTGACCACGTAAAGTTTCCTCTTCGCCAACCTTACCGTACAGCTCGCTCAACTGCGTCTCTTGCGCTCTACCCTCTGCCCCACGTAAAGCGGCCTCTTGCGCTCCTGTTATCCCTAAGTCTGCGCGTCCCTTCTCAAAGCCAAGCGCGTCGCGCATCATCTGGTCACGACGATCCTGGGAAGATGCCTCTAAAGCCAACCTGTTGCGCTCTTGCCCTTCGCGCATATCGCTCAAAACAGACGCAGTATCGCCGCCGCCGCGAACGATACCCAACCGGCTCAACTGCTCCATCGTCTGCCGCTCTTGCTCTTGATTGCGACGCTGCTGGTCGGCTAATTGGGATTGGAATATCGGGTCAGAATCCCCTAATCGAGATTGATACATCTGATTCAATCGGCTAATTAGATCGCTTTGCTCACCTGTTGACTCAGCAACCTGAGCTTGATTTCTCATTGGATCGCCAAAAGCATCCGATGACGAACCAGCTTGATTTCTCATTGGATCGCCAAAAGCATCCGATGACGAACCAGCTTGATTTCTCATTGGATCGCCAAAAGCATCCGATGACGGGGGATTTGAAGTTATAAATTCCTGGGCGATAGCGGCATCTATTCTTGGATTTCCAGTTGGTCCGTATGTTTCGGGTGTTAGCGTGTCCCCCTGATTAGGCCCAAGGGGTGAAGTAGGAGGACCATCTCCTATAATCTCGGGAGCATTGGCCCGAGCATCTTGGCTACGTTGCCAGGTTTCTTGTCGCAGCTTGTTTAAAGGGCTTTCCATGTCCTTCTCGTGTTGTAACCTATTAGCTTCCCTTTGAGCAGCAACAGCTTCTGGATCTGCACGGGTTTGATTTCTCATTGGATCGCCAAGAGCATCCGATGACGAACCAGCTTGATTTCTCATTGGATCGCCAAGAGCATCCGATAACGATTGACTACTGCGAATCTGTTCCTCTATTCTGTCCCGCACCTCATTTGAACCTTGAGAACTCCCATCAAAATAAAGTCCCCTATCAGCAGCGTCCCTGTAATCATCATATGTAAAATTTCCAAGCTGCGATAAATCGGGACCGCCTGAAGAACCCCCTGGGAGACTGGGAAGCTGCGAGAAATCGGGACCGCCACCACCACCACCACCACCACCACCACCGCCGCCAAACGAAACTTTAGCCTGAACTCCACTTGGCATACTATAATCGCTCAAACCACTTATATCTATTGGCGCAGTAGCCGCGTCTTGTGCTTCTCGTTGTAACCTATCGGCTTCTCGCCTTTCGGCTAAAATTTGTTCGCTTAATTCGTCTTCACGCTCTCTTTGTCTATCTGCGATTGTCTGATATGAGGCAGCAACATCTGCAAATTGATCTTGATTGGCTGCTTGATCTTGAGCAAATCGATCTTGCATTGCTCGTCTAGCCGCTTCATTGTCTGCTTTATCCTGAGCGAATCGATCTTCCACCCCTCCAAACTGAGAAGAAAAATCCTCGCTTAATCGACCCTGCATTGCTCGCCTAGCTGCTTCATTGGCTGCTTGGTCTTGAGCGAATCGATCTTCCACTCCTCCAAACTGAGAAGAGATATTCTCGCTTAAAGCCTGACGAGCCGCATCGCTTTCTGTAAGCCGACCCTGCATTGCTCGCCTAGCTGCTTCATTGGCTGCTTGATCTTGAGCGAATCGATCTTCCACTCCTCCAAGCTGAGAAGAAAAATCCTCGCTTAATCGACCTTGCATTGCTTGTCTAGCTGCTTCATTGGCTGCTTGATCTTGAGCGAATCGATCTTCCACTCCTCCAAACTGAGAAGAAAAATCCTCGCTTAATCGACCTTGCATTGCTTGTCTAGCTGCTTCATTGGCTGCTTGATCTTGAGCGAATCGATCTTCCACTCCTCCAAACTGAGAAGAGATATTCTCGCTTAAAGCCTGACGAGCCGCATCGCTTTCTGTAAGCCGACCTTGCATTGCTCGTCTAGCTGCTTCATTGGCTGCTTTATCCTGAGCGAATCGATCTTCTATTCCTCCAAACTGAGAAGAAAAATCCTCACTTAAAGCCTGACGAGCCGCATTGCTTTCTGCTTGCCCTTGAGTAAACCGATCTTGCATCAACCCTAAGTTAGCTTGACGAGCTGCCTCATTGGCTGTAGGATCAACGGCGATTCCACTTTGATCCTGAGCGAATCGATCTTCCACTCCTTTAAAGTCAACCGATGGAGTAACAGACGGGTTCTCACTCACAGGCTGCGGCGGTGGTGGTGGCGGCGGCGGCGGTGCCTGAGTCACCGGTCCCATGTTTGCAGGCTGCTGCGGCGGCGGTGCCTGAGTCACCGGTCCCATGTTTGCAGGCTGCTGCTGCTGCGGTGCTTGATTCACCGGCCCCATGTTTGCAGGCTGTTGTTGCGGCGGCGGTGCTTGATTTACCGGCCCCATGTTTGCAGGCTGCTGTTGTTGCGGCGATAAACCATAAAACCCTAGAAGTTCCTCCCCTATTTGTATAGAAGGATTTTCACCGTAAAATCTTCTTCTAAAGTTTGGGTCCATCCCTCCCGCATACACCACCGGCTCCGTCTTTACAGGCTGTTGCTGCGGCGGCGGTGCTTGATTTACCGGCCCCATGTTTGCAGGCTGCTGCTGCGGCTTTTTCTTTAGTTGAGCCGCTAAAGGATCGTCGTCGGTGTCATACCACCCCGTACTGTAGCTATATTTTCGTGCCATATTATTCTAATCCTGTTTTTCTGTGACGCACCCGACCGATTGGCTTATACATCAGATTAACACGCCTAACCGTAAAAGTTTCGTCATCGGCTAAATTGCTAAAGCGCAACTTGCTGTAACTATCATATCCTGATAAATCTGTGTCCGCATACAAAACACTCACATCGGGAGCCACTAAAGACTCGTCGAGTCGCAGCGTCGAATCCAATAAGCTGCCCGACTGCCCCATATCAATATTTTCAGTAGTTCCGACTATACCGGCAGCAGTCTGCTGAACAGATAGCTCGTATGGCCCCAGATTGTCAAAGGAGGTGTTTGCGTATAGCCAACGTACCTCTACACCAGACCCAAGGGGTGTGATATTTGCCGTCTCGAAAAACGCTTTTATTGCGTCGCCATCGTCGTTGTCGTTGATATTGTGCTGCATGATAAAACCGGCAAAATCTCCAGCGTGTGGCTCGGTATCAATTATCGCGGCAGCATCTCGGGTAAAATTCTCATACGGACCAAACCAGCAGTCCATTCGCCGCGAGTAAACGATCACATGGTTCATCGTTGTCTGACCGCTGCCATGCGGTAGGAAAAACCAAACTTCCTCTTGCTTGGGCCAATACAAGGCAAAAGCATACGGTAGCCTGGCTGTATTTAGATTAGGCCAGTAGCGGTCATCAAGCGCAAAGCTAATCTTGTTTATCTGAGGTCCACCGCTCCATTCGTAAACCCCATCATTGCGTATAAACAGCTGCCGCTCCCCTGGGAGAGTAACAATAGAGCGCCCCGCTATTGTGCCGCGTTGCGTCTGCTGCTGCACCTGAAACGGGATAGTTGAGTTCCCTGTGGGAGTCAAGGTGTGTATCCCGTACTCAGTATGGACCGCTAAGGTGTTTCTAAAGGCCCTCAGACCGGTCAGGTCGTAACCAAAATTGTAATAGGACAACGAACCCCAAGTCTCGATGTCGCCGATGTCAGAGCGCCACAGGCGGTCGCTGTTGCTATTCTCGTTTGCTGCCCAAAGCCTGTTTTCCCAAAACTCCACGTATGTCGGCTTAGTGAAGCGGCTGTCAACGTCTAACTCCGATATGTTGTTGCTACCGCCGGTCCATTTAATAGCCTTGTTGTCGTACCCATTTGCCGCCACCAGCGTCGAACCGGCTAAAACCCAATCCCACGTATAGTCATTGCCTGCTGTAATCGTCTCTGAGCCTGTGCGGTCTGTGCCAGATCCACCGGTTACGTCGTAGAATTTATTGCCAGCAAAAGCAAAAACCTTTGCCGTCCCCGCCAGCGTCACCTGTCCAAATCCGGTTATCGTAGCGCCAGAGTTTAGTGTAGATGCGTTAAATTTAGCATACCCCTTACGCTTTTTTACTTCACCGGCCAACCCAATAGCGCAGTTGCTCATATCGTGGAGGCCATTAGGCGCAACCTCCTCAGCCGGTAGGCTATAATTAACGCCACCCGACCAAGGGCCGAGCGTTATCGAATCGGCAGCGATAGGAGCCATTAGTTAAGACTTCCCTCTTGTACCGAAAAGCTAAACGGCCCGACAGCGCCGCCATCACGCCGACGCATACGAAACTGGCGATTGCCTGCGATATATAGATTGGCTCTAAGAGCGCCTGCTATAACACGCTCCGCATTGTTTCGATCCAGTAAGCTACCCTGGTCGTCGCCTTTCTCTTGTTTATAGTGCGACGTTATCAGATAAACCAGTGCTGGCTGCACAACAGGTGCCACGTAGGGATCTAAAGAGTTGTTGTCGTCGCTACTGCTAAATTCTGGTATCGTCGCATAATATCGGTATGCTACCGTATCTATAGAGTCAGGCGTTGGGTACAAGCTAACCTGTATATAGCCGCTGCTATCCACTCCATCCATAACCACATAACTAGCGTCACCGTCCTCCGTATGGTTGGGATCGTTGGCATCTAAGTCCTGACTGCTGATAATTGCCATCGTGTGGTCTTCAGTCGTATTGCGAAAGCTTAACGGCTGGAGAGCATCCGATGCTAAACTGTATTTTTGAGTAGACGCTACCGTATTAAATGAACTGGACTTAAAAAGCCAATTCCATTTATGACGAGCTGCGATCTCTTTTGCGCTCATGTTGAGATACTGCCGCGCCGAGTTTTTGTATACTGTCGCATTATCGTCCAGTCCAACCCGACGTAATGCTAATTGTATAACCTCGATGTTGGTCATTTTTTTATTATCCTAATACCGCCGCCCTTAAGTCTACCCAAGAGCTGTTTTCGTACCCCTGAAATTTGTTAGTACTAGAGTTGTAAACCACCATGCCATTGGCAGCGGTCAGCGCGTTGCGTTCCGCTGTCGTCAGGCTGGGAACCGTAAAGCTGGAACCGAACGCAACCGTATCGGCCTGGAGAGCGCCAAACAGCGCGGTATCTCCGAAAAATGCAGCAGCATTTATCTGGCCGACGGTTTCGTTCATAATAGTCCCTAGAGGCTTGCCCCTTGCGCCATCTCATCTAAATCGTATTCGCTCAGGTTGTCGCCGTTTTGGTTTTCCCAACGCTGTTCCCAGATTTTTACCGCCTCTGGGCCTCGGTCGGAAACTCGACCTCCAGGATCAGGGACAAATCCTTCTACATGCGTGACTTCACCAATAGCTCTAACCGTATTGCGAACTTGTGCATTAGTAACCGGACGCTTTCGCTCCCGAACGTGGGTATGTTGCAAACCCATCCGCTTGCGAAGGCGCTCAAGTTGATCTTCTGATAATGCGTCGATTACATTGTCGATGTCTTGTGGCACTGCATCAGTAGTTGCTTTTACCTTTGCGGGTGTCTTTCGAGCCGCTGCCGTAGGCACCTGGGAGATTGTCGCTTCGGCAATCTCTTCCGGTACGTGTACAGGATGCGTCTTTGGCATTTTTTACCTTTTCCTTAGTTAATAATTAGCGAGCAATCCCCTGCAAAAGAACACCAACATGCCCCGTATCATCAGGAGTAAATGTTGCTGTTCCAACAAGCGGCTCAGTTTCTGCATCTTTTAACTGGACAGCACCGGCTACGCCATCAGACAGCGTCAAAATATTACCAAAAGCTAACGCGACATCCGATAGTATAGTCGCTATGCCTGCCGTTTGAATCCAGCCGTAGTAACCCGACTGCATTACACGCGCTGTAACGCCTGCAACGATAGGGTCCGTACCGGCAGTAGCAGCCCTTACTGTATTATACATTGATCCTGTTATAGCCACATCTGAAGCCGTCGTAAGCGCAATAACAAGACCGTCATAAAGGGTAAAAGTTACAGCATTGCTACTTGCTGCCGTGTTGCTTTTAATCTTATACTGGTAGCCTTCTCCAGCGTCATCAGTAACATGAAGTAAAGCGCCAGCATATTGGTTTTTTGTGGCACTCCCCAAAGTCCCCGAATCAGTAAGAATTACCTCCGTTGCGCCTATTGCTGCCGCTGTAGCCTTATTGTCTATCTCTACTACACAAGTTGCGCTTTTGTCAGTAGAAACCAACAAGCCAGCCGCTGTTGCAGCAGCAAAGCTTGCATATCGAAAACAGCGTCCATCTTCAAACTCGCGCAGTTGCCCAATAGGATACTCTTGAGTGCTGCTCTCTTCATATATGCCTTGCGGCGATCCACCGGTAGCACCAGAGATTAAACTCAACCCCTGTACCGATGCGTTATTGTAACCTGTTCCCAGGCTTTGACTTCCACTAGCCATTATATACTCCTTTGCCTTTTTGCTCGGCTTAAAAGCGGCATTGGCTTGCCGCTCGGATTATTAAGTTGCAGTAAAATCGTAAATTACACCCTGTCTGCGTCTATTATTTACAGTAAGCTGCAAGCCTACCAAAATAAATGCGACCTTAGCCATCTGATTCGCCGGTTCACGAAATGGTGTTTTGGCGAAATTCATACCGCTTTGCATCTTGAGTTTTAACGATTTAGTGTTTAAGAAATACATTTTAGTTGACGGACAATCCCGATCAGGCTGCACCGGAATACCGCGATACACCGGCTTCCGTCCGTCGATAGAGTTGCCATCTTTCTGAGATAGACGCTGGTAGCCAGTGCCTTCAAAAACTTCTTCAAAGTTGGCATACAAGTCGTAGCCCGTAAAAATATGAGTGGGCTGCTCGTTGCCTTCGCTCACGTCGTTCCACAAAGCAGCCATCGCCACCATACCTTCGTAGAAGTTCGTGCCGGTGATTGTACGGAAAGAGGTATAAGAAGCATTAAAGTCAGTGCTTTTATTCTGCCACCAACTATTACCGCTAACAGTAATACCACCAAGTGTGGTTGGCGTAGTGCCTGGGACATCAGCAATAATATCCTGAAAGCCCAACGGCGACTTGCCGGTCTGCGCCGAATAGATCGAGCTGTTAATCTGATCGCGTAGCGTCAGCATAGACTGCTCCGTCTTAGCCGTCAAAAGCTTAACAGCCTTATCAGAGCTACGGTTTTCCATCTCTTCAGTATGGGAAATGGTAATCGGCACCGCACAATAGCGAAATGGATACAATGCTGCCGTAATCCCGTCTACGCTGTTCGTTGCCAGAGTATCGTAACCGCTGAAAAACTGCGCGGAATTTCCCGCATACATCAAATCTTCTTGTATCTCTTTGCCACCCGTCTCCGTCTCCAAAGCGCCGCTCTTGCGAAACGCATCGAGCGTCGGATAAGTGTCGAAGAAGTTGTCTGTGAGACGCTTACGCTTTGCCTTCATCGTCAAAGTCCACAGAGCATCAAATTGCTCGGTACGACTGGTTGCTGCCATGATATTTTACCCCATTGCCGGATCAAACCCTATGGCCTCTGCCTGGGAGAATAGATCCGCTTCAGTTAAAATTCCGTCGCCACCCATATCAGCTTCAATAGAGCCGGTATTTTTCACCCGCGACTTAGAAGATCTGCGAGCGGCGCGGTCTTGGTTTCTTAATTGGTTGGCCTTACCTGCTGTAACACCAGCGTGTAGCTCGTAGGCCTCCTTAACAGTATACGGTTGGCCAGTCTGCGGATTGGGAATCTTAACCGTCGCCACGATTTGGTCGGCGTAGTTGTCAAGATCCGCGCCATACGCAGAACGTGCCTCTTGAACGCTGTCATTGACCTGCGAGTTTTGCTGCGTGCTAATAAACTGCGTAGCTTGAGCCAGCTGAGACTGGAGCTGCTGGACCTGTTGATTTAGCTGCTGTAGAGGAGCGCCGAAATCGTTATAGGTCTGTTGGCGAAAAACGTCTAAACCCTTCTGATCGTCAGGGCTAAGGCTCGCTCTCACCTGCTCAAACTGAGTCGGCTGCGGCGGCGGTGTTGCCACCTGCTCCACGCGGTTCGCCCACTGCTGTTGGCTGTTCGCCAGCTCTCGCCGTTGTTCAGCCAGCGCCTGGGTCTGCTGCGTAAAGCCGCGCTGCATGTTTTTAGCCATTGGGGCCAAATGCTTGTACTGTTCGGGTACGGTATCTAAATCGACCCGTAACCAATCCACCGTATCAGGATTAAAATCATCACTCGATTCCGATCCAGTAGATGTTGCTGCGGTTGCGTCGGAGTGTCCATCATCGTCGCTATTCGGAGCTGATTCGTCGGAGTCTGTGAAGATCTCAAAATCTACCTCGGTAGAATCTGAACCGGTCGCAGAATCGACAACCTCAGGTACCGCGTCAGCTAATGCGGAGTCTTCTGCTGCTGCTGCTGCCATAATACTATCCCCTTAAAAATGGTGTTGGGTGCTATCGTTATAGGTTAGCGTCGGTTGCGTCCGACCTTAACCCCCTTGGTTAATAAGATTTAAGTCCTTTTCTCCAGCTTTCACTGCTTCTTCTATTGAGTTCCCCCAATAGGCGCTGCCGCCAACGGGATCAGCCTGTTCTGCCGTCACATCCCTCAGACATCTGCTGCCTCCCACCGGATCAGACGATTCGACTAAGTTCAATTCCCGCAATGCCTGGCGCTTGTCGCCGTAACTGTTGATTTTACGCCCAAACCCGACGTAATACTGACCGTACATTGACGAATCTTCTTTAATAAAATTGCGTTTAGCACCAAAATTGATTTGCATCACGCCGCTACACTCTCCACACGGAATAGTTTTTTTAACCGCCTTGCTTGAAGAGCTGATAACGTCTTTCTGTTCTGCACTGCACGAAGGGCAGTAGTAGTCGTGGTTGATCATTTTTTACTCCGCTTGCCTGGTAATAGCATTGCTAACGTCTTGCGCTTGCGAACGCACTAAGTTGATGATACCCTCTCCAGCTCCTCCGGCTCCTCCAGCCCCTCCGGCTCCTCCGGCTCCCGCCGCTGCCTGCGGCGCTTGACCGCCTCCCATCTGCTGTAAATATTGCTGATGCTGCTGCATATGCTGCTGCACGACGGCCTGGACCTGTTGCTGCTGGGCAGGGAGAAGCTGCTGGAACTGAGGCAAGTTGACAATCTGCTGGTGTGTTTGCAGATGCGTCTGGTGATCCTCGTTAGGCGTTACCCCTGGATCACCTCCCGCCAGCAGATACGCCACATTTTCTAGGTTTGCCGCCTTAAGCGCGTCGCCTTTTTCCCCCTGGGACAGATACTTATCTGGATCTTGAACACGAAAAGCTTTTAGCAAGCCTTTGATAGCTTCAATCCGGTCTATCTCCGGTAGGTTTATCGTAAAATTAAATAACTGGAGCGCATCCTCACGCTCTAACTGCTCAGTAAGCGGCTGCATACTGCCCGCCGTAATCTCAACCCTATATCGCACCGCCAGCATATCCGACGTTACCGCCTCATACACCGGATCAGTAGACTCACCCGCGACATTAATCAAAAACTCCTCCGGCAGGTAACGCTGATCAGCCATCATACGCAAACTGTTACGCACCGTAATACGATATAGATCCTCAACCTTAGTCATCAGCCACTCGCGGTTGAGCTGAGTAAAAGAGGCTTGTAGGCTTGCTTGCGTCGCCGTCAGCTTCTTGCCCCCTCCCATCGCCATCTCGCTAACGCTCAAAGTCTGCTCTTCGTATCCCCTCGCATCGTTCTCCAGCCCAATCTGATCGGGGGGAGCAGTGCCAAAGTTCATCTCACGCATCGAGCTATTGGGATCTTCAACCCAGATGATGCTGCCGTCTTTAGCGTCTTCTAATGTCTCACCTAAGTCGGCATTTGCCTCTCGCTCACGCCGCGAGATCAAAACGGTACGGCTAAACCGCTTAAGCAGGTCAGCCCGACGCGAAATGCTCTCCACCTGTAGGTTTTGAGTATCTTCGATGTACGCCATTGGCGCTTTGCCGTAAAACTTTTCTCCGGTCTGATCGAACTTAAGCGCCGCATACGGAAAGCCGCCATCTACCAAAAAGCCACCCGCCTTTTGATACTCACCAGTAAACATAGGCTGACCAGTGAATGGGTCGGCCTCCGTCACCGGCTCCATCGCCAGCATCGGATGGTCCACCTCTTCAATAGGCTCCCTAACCCCTTCGGCAAACGTGATACGCTTCTTGTGGATTCTGTCGTGAACCTCATAGAGTAGCGCCATCTCCCCCATCTCTTTAGTCTCGTCGAGAGCCGACTGCTCTTCGCCAATCTCTTGCTCCTCGAAGTCCATCATAATATCAGCCGACTGATCCGGTGCCTTGACTGCCGTAATCTGGCGACGATTGACAAAACGCTCGTCTTTTTTGACAAACTCCAACGGCACCAGCATCCGCTCGATGATATAACGCGCCTGGCTTAAGTTGTGGGGAGGTGTTAGCGGATCAACGCAGATGTTAAAAGGGCTAACGCGCGAAACATACGGAAAGTCGTTTTCCTGGGTGTCGTTGACGGTATATGGTGGCACGATATCGTCATCACCAGGCGGGTTATAGCCGAATTTTAGCCAGCCCACCGCGCAAAAGAGCGCATCAAAGATACACTGCTGCACCTCACGCCGCGCATCCATCTGCTCCAGCGCCGCATTAGCTACACGCTCCAAAATCTCAGCGGCAAATTCACGCTCAGGCTCCTCAACCTTAAACCACACATGCGGATAGTTAAACGAAATACCAGCAACTAGCTGCCTTGCCATAGGGTAAAACCGACTAACCTTAATCAGCTTTTCATCTGGCAACCCTGGAACAGAGAAATCCAACTCGTACGCCTTTAGCAAGCGCCGCCATTCCTTATGATTCGATTTCATATACTTACGGCTATTCTCTATTGCCGACTGCCAGTATTGTACCTGCTTATCTTTCATCAATCAGTAAGCCTTTTGGTTAATGGGTCTTCTTCTCGCCTGTTGGCTGCCAACGCTGCCGCGCTTGCCCCTGCACCTAAAGGTAACAGCACCGGCGTATAGCTCGATAATAGGTCGCTCGACTGCTCTGCCCCTGGCTCAAACAATGCAAACCGACTACGTATCTGGTGCGGCTCAAAGACGACGTAAATATCCGTAATATCGCCCCCGTCTTTTGTATTCTTCATAATCACCCCATCGTGGCCGCTTTTTATCGCTCTCTCTAACACGGACCTATACGACTCCTCACGGTAAGACTTACCCTCATAGTCCTTAATCAAAGGATTCTTAATCTTCAACTTTACCGGTAGAATCTGCTCCCCCGTTTTGTGATGCTGGCTAATCGAGGTTCCATGTCTCGACTCCGCTGCTATAAGCCTTTTCTGCTCGTCGAGCATCTCTTTAATAGATGGATGATGGCGATAACCTTCCGGCTCCAACAACTCTTTTAGCTGATTAGACCTATTTAGTATATTTGACTTTTCTATTTCCTCATCAAACAGCTTTAATGTCTTATTTCGATCAAACACCGGCCTGTTTACATATGCGTCACGCCCACGATTGACGAAGCCCTCGCCCTGGCCTCGACGGCCTAAAGCTCCCTCAATGTCTTCCACCTCTCCAAAAAAATAATCGCTAAATTTTTTCTTATCGAGTTTTGGCACTCTTACCTCGCCAAGCAGATGCTCCATAACAATCGAAGCGCCATTTGCAATCTGCCGCCTACGTTTAGGACCGCTGCCGTATCCACCTAAATTTGGGTTTTCATTGTAAAAATCATACATTTCCGTAAGCTTATCACTAGACTCAATCAGCTCGATAGGGTCACGCATAACAAAGCCTTTAGGGATTGATTCTCTTGAGATTATTCGATGAATAGTATCGTCATCAAGAGTGTTTATAATTTCCTTCGCATGGCCATATTCTATAGCGTCAATCTCGTGGCGCAGGTGACTATCCCCCCCCAAGGTGCCGCTTTCCCTACTTGCCGGTCCTGAAAAGGGATGAGCTGAAACGTCTATCCCATAGTCTTCTAAAAGGTCTAAATCGAGATCCCCATACGCGCCCCTGCCTTTGTTTTTCTCTTTTTGTCGGTAAATCTCTACTAAGCGATTAAGCAGCTGGTCTTTTTCTACACTCGCGGCCCTATACCCTGGGTCAATCTGATAAAGCATTCTATCCATGTCGCTCAATAGCTTTTTTTGCTCCGCTTTAGCTATACGAGCAGCATCAAGTTGTTTTCCACTACTTGCAATATTCATCGCACCACGCTCAGGATCTAATTTCTTTAAGTCGGCAAGCTCCGAGTAAGTTTCTGCCGTTTTTGGATCAGCAGAAAAGAAAAAACCCAACCTAGAGCTACCCGCGTCGGTGGTCGTTCCTAAAAACTCAGGGTCAAAGCCTGGGTCAATCTTTCCTTTTGTGCCATGATAGCCTGCATGCGTATACCCTTGAGCAGTAGCACGCTCTTCAGCCGCTGACAAAACGTCGTCCGGTTGGCCTTGTTCTTCTGCTAACTCCTTAAACCGCTTACCGCGCTTGCTTAATCCGGCAACCGCGCCAACTGCACCAGCCTTTAACCCTAACACATCTAAGGGGTTCTCGTACGCGTTGCTCTTAATCGCTTCCAACGCTTTGGTCCCCATCTCCCCTAATGTATGCTTATCAAAAAACTCTCTAGTGTCAGCACCCGCTTGACGGGCTGCGTCTTGCCGCTGACGACTTGAACCAGACAAGACATCCATCAACATAGTAGCTACCGCCGGTAGCTCACTGAGATCTCGCGCCGGTTGAGTCAACACGTTGGTCCCTACTCGTTGAGCATCTTGTATCGGTGAGGCATTAAGATCTCGGCGGTAGGCTTCCCCTCCTAGAATGTTTGCCGCAGGGTCAACTCCACCTTTAAATTGCTGCTGCTGCTGCCGCCGTCTGTCTGCATCAGCCGCGACATTAAGAGCGTTTTGGTCCATTATACCTTGACCCTGCTCGGCAATCAACGCCAACAGCCTGTTACGCTCTTCTGGCGTTACCTCTCGCTGCCTGCGCCGGTCGGAACCTACTCGATTTAATCCTAATACGTATTCTCTAGCCATTTTATATCACTTACGCTTGGTTGCCGTCGCCTTCTTCTTCTTCTTAGCTGCCGCCGCCTTCTTAGCCGCTGCTTTTCCGGCCTTGGTATACGAATAATGAACATTTCCAACTTTTGGCATCGCTATACCCTCTTTCCTTGCTAATAGGTTTCCTACGATTAACCTCAATTATAACGCCCTGACTTACTCGATAAACTCCGTAACTCTTTTATGGCTTCGAGGCCCGTACCTGCAATACTCGGCTCCGTCTTTCGATACGGCTTGTATATGTGAACCATTGCGTAGCGCCACGCATCCGCAGCGTGATCGTCGGCATGCGTGTCTACGTCCTCCGGATTCTTATTGCAACGCGGCAACGCCGGAACAGAGCGCCACCAAGCATCGGCCCAACCGTCAAACGTCTTAAACCGCTTATGGGTCAGCGCATCACGGCAAACACGCCAACCGCCAATACGATCATTGCTGGCTGGCGACAAGTGCAGACCGTAATCAGCAAAAACGTCTGCTGGCGAATGCTCGTTCAGCGGAGTCAACCGCCTTTTGACGAACATCGACGGGTCGGCGTAGATCGCCTGGGGAAATCGCCCTTGAGTAAACGGACAATTCTCGATAACCTCCTGTACACGCTCGGCGTGAGTTGAAGCCGACGCGTCGCCCTGATGGTATTCCGTAACCCGATACACCGTGTCGTCGTAATCAACCGCGTACAACCCAAAACTAGTCGGATTTGTCTCGCCGTAATCCAAACCTCCGAACAGCGGCCAATCCGGTGGAACCTGAAACGGCTCCACGACAATCTCCTCGCGGCGCGTCTTAAACGAACTGCCTAGATGAAGATCCCAATTTCCCTCCAACCACATCTCCGTGAGTATCGGATCGGCTATCCCCTGCAACCGTTTGATATAATTAGGGTCACTATCGAGCAGCATTTTATTGTCATAAATCTTAGCTGGGACAAAAACTCGAACCATCTCACTGTCAGGATCTGAATACGGCTCAAACTCTGCCGCCTGGTCGATAAAATAGCTTTTTACCGCCGTATGGCCTGGTCCCCCTGGATTACCAGTAGACCGAATCCTCTTACCTACAACATTATGAGCTGAACGCAATGTCGCCTTCATCAAATGATACGCTTCCATCGTCGGCCAATTTGTCAACTCGTCCCAACCAATCCACTGGTACGCGTGGCCTTGGTAATGCTGAGCGTCATGGACCGAGTCGATGTGGCGCAACTTCAAAACGGCACCGCCAGGGAAGCGCCACTCATGTCTACCTACCTTATACTCAGCCCCTGCATACATCTGATGACTGAGCCGTATGAGTTCGTCCAGCTCCGGATACGTCCGTCTAAACAGAATCCCCTGCCAAAGTTCACCCTTGTCCACGTCAGCCAGGAAATCCCCCAGCAAATACGTCGATTTGCCGCCGCCTCGGCCCCCGCCTAAAAACAACTCGTCTACACAATAACGAGCGTCGATTGCTATGGCCTGCGGCCCAGGTTGAGGTCTCCACGTTATATTTTTCTTCATAGCTCAAACGTACGATAATCCCGATTATCAGGCCTTTAGCCTGTCTTTTTGCGCCCGAATCTTAAACTCTAAGACCTCCAAATCGTGCGCGATTGCGTCACGATAGCCTGACAATACCTCATACTGCCGTTCCAACTCGCCCAACTTCTCACGCACTAACTGCTCAACCTGACTACCTGCCGTTTGCATTATAGGCCTCCGACACTACCGGCACGCCTAACTGCGGTTTACGCTCAAGCCAAGCAACAATGTCCGTCGCTGGCTCCGGCGGCGCGTCTATTGCCGGTGTTACACTCGCTTCGATCTGAGCAACGTCTCGCTGCCCCAACTCGTTTTTACCTAAAAAGATCAGCATGGGGACAGACCCTTTTGCTGCTGATTGCCATTGCAAGCGCCGCAAACTTGTCTTTCTATCGCTGTTGCCGTTTTCAACCGCGAGTCGAAAATCCTCGTCCACGCGAAAGCGGCGCTCCACTGTCGAACGACTCACACCGAAGTAAGCCGCAATCTCCTCATGCGTCGGATTCAACTCAGCCAATCGCCGCAACTCGCCCAAATCAATCTCTGCCCGTCTCACCAATCTCAACCTTTTTATAAAGTTTTTGTGTCAATACGACCATACCGCTGGCCTGTAAAAAATATGCTCGTCCTTCACCACGTCGTCTAAGTGAACAAATCGAGCTGCTCCCCGCTGCGCTATGCCAACGCCTGTCCACCCTGTCGCCAACGCAGCCGCCAGCAGCTCATACGCCTGTTCACCAGAACAGCCAACGTCTACAGCTCTCCCGTACGTATGCGTTCCTGGCTGGGATTTTTTCTTTTCAACCGTATGCTCGCTGCTTCTATAACCGCTAGTAATCAGCACCGGCTTGCCCAGCGCATACCGCAACGCTTGCAACCTGCGCAGCGTAGACATAGCCATACGGCACTCTCCCGTCTCGCTGCACGCCAATTCCGATAGTTTGAAATTAGGCAACAGTTCAGTCGGCCAGTTTTTCACCGTCCACTGCGGCAATGCGTCAAAATCGAGCATCTATATATATATAGTGTAGTTTTTACTCTTACCCTGGGGGACAAGGTAAGGAAGGAGAGCCGGTTTACAAGCCGCGCTCCCTTCTTCCCTTACACTCCTAAAATACTAATTATACACACTAAATCAAGTAAAAGTGTGTATAATTTTTAATTTTAAGCCTTCGAGGTCCAATTTTAAGCCTTCGAGGTCCAAAAAATGTACCATCAGGTGTCACACTTGTGCCATCGGGTGTCACACTTGTAATATTGGGCGTTACAAATGTAATATTGGGCGTTACAAATGTAATATTGGGGACAACCGCTTGGATCAGTATTTTCACGTTTGTCCCGCTTTCTGCGTACAACCAGTTCAAAAATCCCCCCCTGGAGGGTAAAAATCCCCCCTATAGGGCTAAAATCCCCCCTAAAAGGGCTAAAATCCCCCCCAAAATAGGCAAAAATCCCCCCCTTATGTTATTTATTTTTAAGTCGCCCCTTATGAGCAATTAATATTACACCTAATATAATTAAACTACAAAGAATTATTTTTAATACTTTTATATTATTTTACTTGCAAGTATTAATACATATAG